GCCCCCGTTCGCAACCCATGCATTAGATTTATTTCAGATGTAAAGCAAACATCAATGATTTTTGTGTCTAATTCCTCACCTGCAGAATCTTGAAATGTTTTGATGGTAGTGTTTCCACCTGCTTTATTGAGACCCAGTTTGTTCTCTACATCCATGAGTGTATCAATGGATCTAAAGTTGAATCCATTAGCATTCTCATAGAAAAAGTATCCAGCGGTTCCATCAGAATAACTTCCGTTTTTAGTAGAAGCACCCTCACCCTTACCTTTGCCTCCCTTGCCTGAAGAAGGAATTGCTTGATCTTGCAACTTAGCACAAATAGCAAACGGACTCACATTTTTGGGGAGAATTTTTTTCTTGTTCAGACAAGGATCTTTTACAAGATCTTTATCTGTACCAAGTTCATCTAGACATGTCTGCACAATCTGATCACATGTACCAGTAAGTGCAGTACGTATTCTTGTCTTAGGATCAATAAGAGCTTCTTCAGAAATTAGACCTAGATTATAGTTCTGGATCTTACCACTTTGAATTCTATCACCAACTCTATAGACTCTAAAAGTATAAGTATAATCTTCTTCATCTGGTCCTATGAGATCAATCTCAACTATTTCACCACCAGTGATGGGACCAAGACCACTACCAATTAGGTTCATACCACTATCATTGATATTTAAGTTAGCACTGATAAATGGTTTAGTAATGTCCTCGTAATATGTAAAACCATATACAAGGGCACCGATCTCATAGGTCTTTCCCTTGTTAGGACCATCTTCTAGAGTAATCCTAACACTTTTATATTTAAATGCTGCAGCATTATTCAGATTCTTATCCTTAGCCATCAGTTAGCACCTAATCTACTGAGATGAAGTGGAGCAAATAGGGATGCATGTGGATCTGAAGCAGGTTGCAGAATACCACCAGTTCCATCTGTAGTTGTAGTATTACCACCCCCATTGTTCAGTGACTTCAGACTTTGCATAGCCCTGAATAATTCAGGCATAGTCTCCATTAAAATTTGATCCGTTGTAGACAGTGTAGGAGCATTAATGTTAGGGAAGTTAGATCCTAATGTAGGAGGTGCAGTCACTGGTGATAGATTGTTTTGTTTTTTGATAAACATTCCATAGTTTGGATCAACATAGGTAGATGGTCTAACTGAATTAGGACCTTTCTGCCAGGAGTAATGAGCAAAGTTTCCTAACTTATCAAACATAGGATCTTCAGCAGCAACTCTATTATGAAGTTGAGTTTGACCCTTAAAGTCAGTTCTTCCTTGTAATCTATTGAGCGAAGCGACAAGTCTTGCCTGACCTTCTGGAGACATCAAACGCGCTACAATTTCATCAGTGTTAGCATTTGCAATATATCCTTCAAATTGAGGATGAGCTGTTCCTTGCCCTGCTGTTACTACACTCTTAACAGAATTTGGGAACGCACCAGATGCGACTCTGTTTAAGATAGCGCCAGCAACTAGGTATTGATCATCTCCTGGTCCCGCTTCACCTGCAATTGTTCTAGCCATGTATTCATAATCTTCGCGAGTCAATCCTTTCAACTCTCCGCCACCAGAACCAACATTAAGGACATTACTACCAGCAGTTGAACCTGGGCGAGGTGCTCCTCCTGGTCCTCTGTTCAAAGTATTACGGTTGAGATTCAATCCTGGTAATAAACCACTAACCGCACTAGTTAAACCACCAAACAATCCTCCCATAGGACCAAGACCACCACTAACATTCTTCAAACTTAGATTGGTTAATCCAGACGCTTTTACTAGTTTTTCTAACGTAGGACCAACTGCTGACTTCATCATCTGTCCGATAGGACCAAGCATACCAATAACTTTATCTACTGCTGCAGCAATACCACCAATAGCAAATTGGAATGGTGCTTGTAGTGCATCAGTCATATGAGCACCCATTTCATTAACAAGTTTCCTTCCCCCAAATGGAGTAAAGGTAACAACTTCACCACCTGCTTCTCCACCTTGGAATGGTCCAAAGTTTGAAGGATTGTCTAAGAAGTATGAACCACCTTTAGCGTTCTTAACTTCACCCTCACCACGCATCTTAGCGTCTGCTCTCTTAGCAGCATCACCATACAATCCTAGTGTACCATATGCTCCTTTCTCATCTGGAATGATATTTAAGAAGTCAATAGCATTGAGTCCTTGTCTAGCAGACTCACGGATATTAGAGTCAATTTCCGCCATCACTTCATTGGATTTTTCCATGTTAAATCCAGAGTTGACGAACTCAAAGATTGCACGGAATGGAGCACCAATTGTCTCAAGTGCTGCAGAAAGTCCTTCAGTAATACTACTAATAATGTTCAATGCGGCGTTATTACCGTCTCCACGAACCCAATCACCAACTCCACGAGTCCATTCACCCACATAAGATGATGTGATACCAGCACCAATAACTGCAGCACCTGCGCTTAGAGCAGATCCGACTGTAGCAGCAGCGCCTGTAGCACCTGTTGCGACTGCTAGATCACCTGCAGCATCAGCAGAATCAACAATAGCACCAGCGTAATCTCCAGAGATTATAGACAATCCTGCTGTAATAGCACTTGCACCAGGAATCAAAAATCTCAATCCAGATTTTTTACCAGTTTGAGCAATATCAGTTGCTGCACCAACTATATCATCAGCAGAGTTTGTTACACCTTTTGGAATAGCAGGAGTTTTTGGTCTTACATTTACATCAGCACCCTGATTCTGTAGTATTCTTCTAGCATTTGCTGCTTCTTCAGGTACACCTCTCTGAGCCTGTTCCCTAAGTGCTTCAAATCTTCTATCAGATCCTTTAAAGCTTCCCCTATCAACATCTACAGTTTCTAAAACTCTTGTTTCAGGTTTTACCTTTACCTGAGGATCAAATTTCTGAGCTGCACTAGGGTTAAGTGCTTTAGTACCAGTAACGTTACTTACGTTTGGTTTTACTCTAGTTGTAGATAGTGCAGAAGATGTTGGTGTTACTCTTCCAGGAGGTAATGCACCTTTTACATTAGTTCCAGTCAATGCCCCCCTAGGCATACCAGTTACATCTCTAACCGTAACTGGTTTGATTCTTCCACCCCTCAAACCTCTCAAAGATTGAGTGAGTCCACCTAATGCTTGTGCAATTGCTTGTGCTTTAATTGCAGCAACAACAATCGCTGCCGCTGCCGCAATAGCGGGAGCGAGAGCTTTAACAGCTTCTAGGATAGGTTTGAGGAAATTTTTGATTCCTCCCCAGATCATATCCCACAAAGCTTTGAAAGGATTCTTCTGCTTTGCTTTATCGTATCCTTGAGTATCAGACAGATCTTCTGTCTCTTCTAGTGCTGACTCTTGTTTTTCAAACTTAGTAATAGCACCACCTTTACTTCCACGAAGAAGTAATTGATTCTGTGCTTGTAATAACTTATTAGTTGTCTGTGTTTCTCTTACTAATACACTTAAGACCTCACCATTCTCACTACTATACTGAGTGATATCTCCACCAGTTGTAGTAGCAAGAGCAGAGGATCCAGGCATCAACTGCTGTACAGTTTTACCCTGTACCAACATTTTTTGCGTAGGAGTCGATACAGAAATCGAGGCAGGTTGATTTGGAGGGGGTGATGTATCCCCCTTCTTTTTCTTATCATCTTTTCTCTTTTTAAAGCGATCAATAAGACTTTCAATAATGTCTCCTTGAGCCGCCTCGTATCCTTGAGTTCCTGACGCCATTAGAATTGGTTGCTCTGTTGTTTTAGTTCCTCAAGATGCTGAGATAGAAGTGCAACATATACAATTCTTTCCCAAGGCATCATATTATCTAGCTCCGTCAAAGAGTATTTATGATGGTGCATCAGAGCAAAGTTTGTCTGGTAATACTCTTCCAAGTTAGTATGGAAGAGTGCTATGCGAAAAAACTCTGTAGCCCAGAAATAGTGTACTCACTTTCTTTCTTGGTTTCTGGATTAACAACCTTAAAAGTATGTTGTAGTTTAGGCATAGTTGTGAAGAAGTTTGAAAGTTTATCAAACTGATCCTGAGTCATGCTCTCAATGAAATTGGTAAGTTCTTTCTTACTGCAATCTTTCGCTTCAGTTACTTCTTCTCCCTCAAAGATCTGATCAATACAGGAAACAATAAACTCTAGTCCATCCATATCATCACTATTATCAACAATTCCAGTATTGATAAAGTGATTGATACTTGGGTACTTCATGATCACACCAACCTTATCGGTGATCATAATTTTAGGGTCATGTCCCTCTGGTTTAAATACCTCTACCTCAGAAATATTCAGATCATGTGAAACCTGAGTCTTGTTATCGTCCAAACAAGTAACGTTAAGGGTTACAACCTCACCAACAGATGCGGCGCGGATCTTAAGGAAAAGGTACTCTAGATCAAAACTAGGAAGATTCTCTGGTTTTACACCACGAGTAATAATACAGGCACCGAGAGTATCGATAACTGCTTGAGTAATTTGCTTCTCATCCGTAGAGTCCATAGCAATGAGGAGAATCTTTTCCTCTTTTACTAGGAATGGACGATATTTTACTTTTTTACCGCTTGATGGTAGTTCCAACTCGTAAGTAGGTGCGGTTACCTTTGGTAAAGCCATAATAAATTCAATTTTAAGTATTTATGCGAAGGTAGAGGATCCCAAATTTAAGGTTCCATCAGGATTCAAGAAGTTTTGTGCGAGATCAGGTTTTGCTGGGTTCGCAGTAGCAGGTGTAGGTTTACTAATATCATTATACACTACTCTGTGCTTTCCGTAGTAGAAATTAGCAGTGCATTTTACAAGTTGAGTGCTTCCAAATGATAGTGGGATTGCTTCTACAGAATAAGGGAAAACTTCTTGCAACACATGAACTGAAGATACTCTATCAATATCTCCTCTAGGACCCTTCTCAACTTTAGCAATTCTTACTGTACAGTGATAATCTGTAGGGAAACGCAATCTTGTGGTTCTATTATATGATTCTGGTTGAACCGCCATCATCTGTTCAAAGGTCGCATTTCTAGTATTACTAACAGTATCGATCTCCTCTCCGTTTTCATCATATTCTTGGAAAATATACTGATACCAAGTATTAATGAATTTATAAGGACTCATGTTAGCATCACACAACCACCCAAACTGAAGATCAGTAAACATCTTTTGGTGAGCATAGTTAGTCATACCCTCACCCATAAACCTTCCAGTTAACTGTCCCGTAGCAGCTTGTGCTCCAGGTAGGTTTACTTCATCCAAGAAATGCTCAACGTAGTTAAAATCAGTATCCCAATTTAAGGAGTTTAGACTACTAGCTACTCCATCGGGACTATCAAAACTAAATTTTACATAAAATCCAGTGGTGAACGCCATTCCACCACTTTTTGCGATATTTGCTACTAAATCTTTGATTGATGGCACTGACTCTAAATATTATGTGACCTATAATATTTATGGCTTATTCTGGAATCTATAAACCTTCCAACCCTAAGAAGTACCGTGGTAATCCAACTAGGATTATCTACAGGTCTATGTGGGAGAAGAAGTTTATGATTTTCTGTGATAGAACTGCTTCAATTGTGGAGTGGGGGAGTGAAGAAATCATTATACCATATCGTTGCCCTACTGATGGAAGGGTCCACAGATACTATCCAGACTTTTACATCAAAGTGCTTAACAAAGAGGGCAAATATAAAAAATATATCATTGAAGTGAAACCCAAAAAGCAAGTTGCTGGTCCTGATAGAAATCCTAAAAAGAAAACTGCAGCGTGGAAACGTGATGTTCTAACATACATGAAGAACAAAGCAAAGTGGGAAGCAGCAGAAGATTATTGTGATGATAGAAGAATGAACTTCATGATCCTAACGGAAGATCACTTAAATGTCTAAAACAATATTTGAACAAGTAGAAGAGGAAGCAGCGGGAGAGAAACGTTCAGTTTCTTGGTATCGCCGTCAGGTGAAATTGATTGCGAAAAACTATAGTCTAGATCTACTCAAAAGTGACGAGAGATACGATGATACCGTCACAAAAGACTTCCAAGATACCAACGAACTCCGCACCGAAGTAAGAATAGGTCATCTATATCTCTTTGAATACAAAGCATCATCAAAAATTCCGTTCTACGACACATTTCCTCTAGTTTACGTCATAGACAGGCAAGCGGACTACTTTATAGGTGCTAATCTGCACTATATGGGTCCAAAAGCAAGATATACAGTTATAGATAACTTAATTAAGAACAACTACCTCAAGGTTCCTCCCAATTGTGTCCATAAATATTTGAGTAGTAATGTAAGTGGTCGCTTTCTTGACCTAGGAAAGGATGAATGGGATACGGCAATCTTTTTGCCTATCGAAAATTTTATCTTCAATAAATCTAAGAAAGAATACTCAAAGCGAAAGGTTTGGGATGATACTTACAAGGCAAAGACCAAAAAAGCAGCATTCAAGATCCCTAGGGTAATTGAATTTTATGATGGAATACAAAACTCTAAAGTTACCTAATGTCCTCGTCTACTCTTAGATATCCAAGAGATTTATCACCTAATTCTCAAACGGATTATATTAGATTCCAATTCTTTAAATATCAACCACCGTTTCAGCGTGGTGGACAAGGTGCTGCTGGGGGAGGATATTACCAAGGGGGAGAAGGTAACATAGGTGAGCAACTGGGACCAAATATTCTCCTTTATATGCCTCAAGATGTTACTACATCTATGGCTACAACTTGGGGTGGTAAAGAAATTACTAATGCTGCCGCTGGAGCTCTAACAGCTGTTGGAAGCGTACTTACAGGAAGAGGTGATCGTCTGGCGCAAGGTGTGGGAGATGCTTTCAAATCATTAGGAGCGTTGCCTACTACCGCTGGTGCTCAATTAGTAAGAGCGGGGTTAAAAGCAACTGGTGCTCAAAGCAATCTAGAGATGAATGATATCTTGGGAGGAGTCTCTGGAGTCATTCTAAACCCAAACATGGAGATGTTATTTGGTGGTCCACAAGTTCGTAATATTGGGTTCAGATTTAAAATGGCGGCAAGATCTGAACAAGAAGCAAAAGATATGATTAGAATTTGCCGTGCATTTCAATACCACGCACACGCAAAATTTGGCGGAGGTAGTTTAGGTACAAAAGCAATTTTTGGTGGTATTGCTAGTCTTGGTATCAATGCAGCCAACGTAGCTGCTCAATCCAACCCTGGTCAGGGTGCAGCACTCGATATCGATGAAGCGAAACTTGATCAACAACTTGATGAGTTGACCCAGGTTAATAATTTTATATCTGTTCCAGACTTATGTTTGTTCAAATATATGACGGGTGAGAAAGAAAACCAATTTATCAACCAATATAAAGCATGTGCTCTAACAAATGTTGATGTAAACTTCACACCAGACGGATCATATTCAACCTTAATTGGTGGTTATCCATCTGCAGTAGAATTATCTATCACTTTAGTAGAAACCAAGATCATCTATCAAAGTGAAATCAATCCAGACTTGGGGGTAAGTAACTAATGTATTTTTCTATCTTACCAAACATCAAATATGATGTTAAACCACAAAGTTTCCCATTCTCATCTTCGGACTTCGTTGAGGTAAATAACTTCTTCAGAAGATACTCTATAAATGAAGATATATTCGACTTTACAGTATATTTGAACAAATATGCGGTAAACCAGGGTGTAAGAATCGAGTATATTGCAGATAGAGTCTATGGTAGACCAGAACTCGATTGGGTTATTGCTCTAACCAACAATATCGTCAATATCTACGAAGATTGGCCAATGGACGATAATGTCCTACAAGATTGGGCAGAAGGAACATATGGATCGACTGTATACAGCGATTTGGCGTATTATGAGATAGATGAAGATGTAAAGAATTCTGCTGGATTAGCAGTTCTGAAAAAAGGTCAAAAAGTCGATTCTACGTTCTATAATGGATCTTTCCAATATAACAACGGAGATACTGCAAATACCATTATTACCAAATCTGGATCATCTGTAGCATCTGCAGTTTCTAAGTGGGAAGAGATTGTACGCAAAAACGAGGAAAAACGACAAATCTGGGTTATCAAACCACAGTACATTGATCCTCTAATTCAGTCATTAAAAAAGCAGAGCAAATATGGAAAATGCTCTGCTTATCTCAATAAACAATTAAAGACGACATTAAAGTAACGCGACTTTTTTGGCAAAAAAATAGCGGGAAAAATTTTCCCGCTTTTATGGAATTCAATAGTCGATATAGTCACAGGTCTCAGGATTCTTTCTCAAGAACTGATGCACATGACCATGAACGTCTGATTCCAGAGTATGATGTGCTCTGGTGTGGATAACTTCAATAACCCCTAAAGAACCAGTCAACAATAGATTAAACACTGTTACTGGGTGGAAGAGAACAGAAGCAATCCGTTTCATCGCGTAAAGTAACGATCCATACGGAGTTTAATGTAATACATTCCGATGACCCAGAGGGAGAAGAGAAACCCCTCCCCATAGTCCATGGAATTCCATGCGTGTACAACGTCCATCAGTCCTCCTCAGCAAGGCGAGCGAAGTAGGACAGGGCATCGTCATCATCAGTTGCCTTTGGAGTGATATCAGAGTCGTTAAAACCACCACTTGCAGGTGCTGCAGGTGCAGACATACGCTCACGGAAAGGAGACTGTGCGACAGGTTGAGGTTCGTACTCTTCGTCATCAACACTAGGGCGTTGAGGAGCGGCAGAGAGACCCAGGACTAGGTTGAGGCGTTCCTCAAGTGCTTCGTAGGTCTTGAACTCAGAAGGAGCAGTGAATGCTTCCAGACTGTGCTCACTCTTGTAGATGTTCTCCAGAACTTCATCATCACCAGAGAGTGCAGCAGGAGCAGCAAACTCACTAGAATCGTAGTTCCAGAAACCAGCAACAGTTTTGATTTTCAGTTTGAAATCAGCACCTTCCCAGAAGTCGAAGGGATTCACAGGAGTCTCGTCTTGAAACTCAGGTTTCATCGCCGCCATGATCTTATCAAAGATCTTCTTACCATAGCGGTAGAGGAAGACTTTACCTTCATTCTCAGGATTCTTGGGATCACGCACAACATAGATGTTGCTGTAGTAAGAGAGCTTACGCTTCTGCTTACGTGCGATTTCTTTATCACTCTCAGTACCAGAGTTCCACAGTTTGTTGTTGTAGACACTCACAGGATCTTGCTCTCCCTTGGTGGTGAGAGAGTTCTCGATGAACCAACCACCAGGACCTTGGAAGGCGTGAGAGTAGAGTTTTGCCCAGGGCAGAGATTCCCCCTCGGGTTGAGGGAGGAATCGGATAACGGCGAACCCGTTACCAGAAGCGTCAAGTTCGGGCTTCCAAAACCTCTCGTCGGCACTAGAGTTAGTGCTGGACTTTTCAAGTTCCTTCTGAAGAAACTCAAAACTTGCATTGGACTTGCGCTTAAGATCGGAAAAAGACATAGGATTATTCGGATTGATTTGGATACGGTTGTGTGATGCCCTATCACTCGTACATTATAAAGGGCGAAGAGTCGGGCGTCAAGCCTCTTCGCCACGTAGTTTGCCCATCATCGCATCGACTTTGTTTCTGAGGTCCATGAACATATCATTGACCGTCAGATCAGGGTCACCGCCGAGCATAACAACAGCATTACGCATGTTCTCTACTACGGTCTGTGCTTCCTCGTCGTCGCTCAGAGACATTCTAGCATACATTACTTCCTGCTTCTCTAGGAGAGACATCAGGATCTCAAGATACTCCATCCTGCGCTCCTTTTCAAGCACAGGAAAACTCATTGCATAACGAAAACATTGTTGCTGTAGGTCCATCATCTCTTGGAGTTCACCACGGACCATCTCTGACTTAAAAAATTCACTCATACCAACATTAACTTTGCTCTAGAAGTACGTTTGATGAAGTTCAACTTTTGTGCGTCAAACTTCAGTTTCTCTTTCAATGGTTTGGAGATGAGTTTAGGAACAGTCTCCAACTCAATCTCATTCACATCGCAGTAGTGAATTATAGCATCAATATAGTTCATGTCCTTATTGTTTAGAACTATACGCTCCACTTCCTGCGAAAATCTCGCAGTCGTCATAAATTTATCTTCTAATAGTTTGCTTCTTTCCATGTGCAACTTTATATTCGTCGATGTACTGAAGGAGTGAATCCAAGTATTGTTTTTTAACGGGACGAATAACCACCTGTGTGTCTCCATCTTCACAGGCGACAATGGTTACAAGTTGCTCAACACGAATGTTGTACTGCTCAAGCAACATACAAGCATATGCTGTCTCTTGAACAAAATAATCGTATAGTCTCTCGTCCGTCTTTTCTTTTGCTGACGTTTTGAAGTCGATGATAGACAAGACACCATCAAACTCAGCAATACAATCAACGCGCCCTGCTAATTCAAGTCTGTCTGAATAGAGCGCTACCTCTTGAAAGTATATATTATTTATACGATCCAAAGTAGAACGAGAATGCTGGAACATTAGGACGGGGAGCGGAGCAGACCTAAACTTCTTTAGATCTAACTCATTGTTAAAGTAGTCCTCAACAATAGAGTGGTACTTTGTTCCTCTACCTGTAGCTTGTGCGGAGACACGATTAGCCTCCTTCTCTCCAACGCGCTTACGCCATCGCATAATCGCTTGCATTTTCTTTTTGTTACTTCCAATCACGGTGGTGACCGAAGGATATTTGTTACCAGAAGGGGTAACATAGACTCTCTTACCTGTCTCTTTATCAGTCTGAGAGACTAGATCAATTGGGTTCAGGTCACCAATGTGCTTGAATAGTTTCATAGACCGAGGTTAATTTTATTGATAAGGTAAGACTTAACGATTCCAGATCGAACGATATCTTCAATACCAAACTCAACCATAGAAACTTCTTCCATCTCTCGTAGGATGCGCTGGAAGTCAAGGATGCCGTCCTTCTCTGCAGTCTTCTGCAAGTCAGTCTGTGCAACGTCACCAGCGAAGATGACTTTAGAGTCCTGTCCGATACGAGTGATGAGACTATCCAGTTCGTGGAAGTTCAGGTTCTGACACTCATCAACGATGACGATAGCATTGTCTAGAGTAGTTCCACGGAGGAAAGACGTGCTCCAGAACGAGATAGTTTCTTGTGCTTTGAGGTTTGCATAAAGCATCTCAAACGATGCGTCATCAGGCATCTCAAACATATGCTTGACCATATTCTTGTACGGAATCTGGTACAAGGATGACTTGTCCTCATGATCTCCAGGAAGGAAACCAATCTCACGAGTAGCAACTAGTGAGCGAACAATATACACTTTATCATATGGTGAGTCTTCAGACAAGACATCACGAAGAGCAAGGTACAATGCAATGAATGTCTTACCTGTACCAGCACATCCATAAACGAATAGGTTCTTATCATCTTCCCACTCATTGAACATCTGTTCTTGATTGTCTGTGAGTGGACTAATATCCAAGAGGTATCCACTATTGATAGGACGCCTCCTTTTAATTTGCTTCTTGCTCATACCTGGGGGAACGGGAATAGTGTACTGTTTTTGCTTTCTAGGCATATTATTTACCAACCTTTAATTTGAGAACCTGGGACCTGTTGTACTTTTTTCATCACATCCTTCCAACCAGGATGTGTCTTGGACATTTTGTCTCGCCAGTCTCCTACCTCTTGGGCAGCAGCACAACCTTGTGACCAGTCTTTGTCCCAGTCAGGATTGTCCTCCTTCCATTGACAGTATTCTTTCATGGTCATGGAGAGTTCTTTAGTCTCTCCAGTCTTTAAATTTTTAACAGGATATGTGGGCATTTTAATTAAGGGTAGTAGAGGTGTGATCTGTTATGAGCAGATGAACCAGGATTAGTGTTCATGTATGGTGGTCTGGATAGAGTAACGTTAAAACTAACGCTGATTCTATCTTCGGGAGTATCATTTATGTGAGTAGAATGCTCTAAGTATGCTGGCCACATCATGAGTAGTCCATTTTTGAGAGGCATCTTTTTTTCTCCCCACTTCATATTATTTAAGAAGGTAACCAGATTGCCGTTAGCAGGATTCATGGGATTCCTGAGTGCTAACTGACCATCCATCCCATTAGTCTGTAAGTAATAAACACCAGAAATATCTGAGTTACCGTGAGAATGAATAGGTGCATGTTTTCCCTGAGATGTTCTAGTAAACCAAGACTCAGTGATTGCGAATGGAATAGTATGTTTCATTCCAAGTTCCATCAAGTAACCTATGATAGATCTCTCTAAAAACCTAGTAAAATTTGGTGTTTCTTTTACAATATTAG